ACTCTTTGTGTAGAATGTCAGCAAATAGGGTTTCTGATACAAGCACCTGTGATGACAGCAAGAAGGTTTTGGTGATGGCTGGTACTAGCAGATCTGGTGGGCGTAATCGTGTGCCTACTGAAGTGAAAGTGAAGCGTGGTGAATCGGTGCGTGGTGTGCCACGCAATGTTGCGCTGGCTGTTGTAAAAGATTCTGGTGCTGTGCAATCGGCTGGTGTGCCTGAACCTGTTAGGGCTTTGATTGCTGGTGGTTATGGTGAAGCCTTGTGGGAACGCTTGTGGGCGTTTAGTGCTGCGTGGCTTAGACCAGATACAGATTTGGAACTGGTGCAGATGCTGTGTGAAATCACTGATGAAGAACAGCAGTTGCGTAAGCAGGTGCGTGAATTGGGTGATTGGCGTGACCGTGTGCAGTTGCGTAATTTGGAAAAGATGAAGTTCAGCATGATGTGTGCGCTGGGTTTGACCCCTGTTGATCGTTCACGCTTGGGTGCTGTGGCTGTGAAGGTTGAAACACAAATGGAAATGTTTAGAAAGAGTGTGAATGGCAAGCGTTCCAGCCAAGCCTAAGCAGGCATGGAAGCCTGCGTACTGCACACCACAGCGCAGTGTGATTAGTGATGGTGATGATGTTATTGCTTTTGCAGAATATTTTTTGCGTGTCACTAAGGGTGTGCGTGCTGGTGAACCTTTGACTTTTACTGATTGGCAACAGTGGTTGTTGCGTGCGTTGCTTGAACGCAATGATGCTGGCAGGTTGCGTTACAAGCGTGCGTTGATTGGTTTGCCTAGAAAGCAAGGTAAATCTTTGCTGGGTTCTGCGCTGGCGTTGTATGGGTTGTTTGCTGGTGAAGCAGGTGCTGAAGTTTATTCTGCTGCTGGTGATCGCCAGCAAGCACGCATTGTTTTTGAAGAAGCCAAACATCAGATTCAGCGTTCATCTTCTTTGATAAATGAATGCAAGGTTTATCGTGATGCTATTGAAGTACCTTCTACTGGTGCTATCTATCGTGTGCTTTCTTCTGATGGCAAACTGGCACAGGGTCTGAACCCATCACTGGTGGTGTTTGATGAACTTCATGTGCAACGCAATGATGATTTGTATGATGCGCTAACTATGGGTTCTGGCGCACGCCTAGACCCATTGGTGGTTGCTATCACTACTGCTGGTTTTGATCTTGAATCTTTGTGTGGGCGTTTGTATCAGTATGGCAAAAGGGTTGCTGCTGGTGAAGCCAGTGAAGATCAGTTTGGGTTTTGGTGGTGGGAAGCCAAAACAGATTGTGATATCAATGATGAGAAGCAGTGGAAGATTGCCAACCCAAATCTGGCGTTGGGGCTTTTAGATCTTGATGATATGCGTGTGTCTGCACGCCAATCTAGTGAAGCAGCCATGCGTAGGTTCAGGCTAAACCAGTGGACACGCAGCCAAGAATCTTGGCTACCTGTTGGTGCGTGGGAACAATGCACAGGTGATGCAACCATCAACGCTTATGACCCTTGCTGGGTTGGTATTGACATGGCATTGAAACATGACAGCGTAGGCATTGTGATAGCGCAGCCACATGAAGATGGGCGCATTGCTGTGCAGGCAAAGATCTTTCACCCAGATCAAGAAGCCATTGATATTCACGCTATTGAATCTCATCTGCGTGAACTGCACAATGAACTTGAAGTGCAAGAGTTTGCTTATGACCCTGCTTTCTTTCAGCGTTCAGCAGAATCACTTTATGATGATGGGTTGCCAATGGTTGAGTTTCCACAATCATCACAAAGAATGATACCTGCGTGTGGTACTGCGTATGAGTTTATCGTAGGCAAGAAGATTGTTCATGGTGGTTCACCTATGTTCACTGATCAGGTTTTGTCTGCTGCACAGCGCATGACAGAACAGGGTTGGCGTTTGTCTAAGGGTAAGAGCAGAAGAAAGATTGATGCGTGCATTGCAATGTGTATGGCTATTGATCGTGCAACTAGGCGTTCAAGTAATACGCCTACACCTATGATTGCCAATGTATGGTGATGGCATGAAAAGAAAACTTTTGATTGCTGAAGCCTTTGGTGTTATTACTGCGTGCATTGGTGTATTTATGATCAACATTCAACTTGGGCTAATTGCATCTGGTCTTGCAGTTATTGCAATGATTGAAGCCAACGCATGACCCTGTTTAGAAAAACTGAAGAACGCCAGTTACCGTTCAGCATTGACCCAACAGGGGTAACTGCTAGACCACTGTTCGCATCTTCTGCTGGTGAAGTAGTTACGCAAGATACAGCGTTCACAAGCACTGCGATTATGTCAGCAATTACTTTGCTGGCTGACTCTGTAGCCATGATGCCCCTATACCCATACAAAGAAGTTGGTTCACGCCTAGAGCGTTTGCCAATGCCATTGGTGTTGCGTAAGCCCAACGCTGAACAAACCATGTTTGATTTTGTGCATCAAACCATTGCCACACTTGCTGTTCATGGAACTGTTTTTATTTATGCCCCAAGAGAAGGTGGGCAACTGATAGAGATGCGCAACATTCACCCAGAAAGGGTTGCTATTACTCTTGATGAAAATGGTGAACGCCAGTATGAAATCATTGGTAGCAAAGAGATATACAGCAGTGATGTGATCAAACAGATTGATTGGTTGCGTTTCCCTAATCAAAGCAGGGGTGTATCACCATTGGAATCTTTGCGCCAGACCATAGGAACATCACTGGCTATTGATCGTTTCTTAGCGCAGTTTTATGGTGATGGTGCAACACCATCATCTGTGCTTGAAACTGATAACAACCTTTCACCTGAAGCAGCAGAAGTTCTGCGCAACACATGGTTTGATACTCACTACAAATCACGCAAACCTGCTGTGCTTACTGGTGGCTTGAAGTGGCGCAGTGTCACTGTCAGCGCATCAGACATGGACACCATCAACCATAGAGAAGCAATCGTGCGTGATATTGCTAGGGCTTATCGCATTCCATTGCATATGATCAATGGCAGTGGTGGCGACAGCCAGACCTATCAAAATGTTGAATCAGCAGGTATCAACTTTCTGCGCCATACGCTGATGCCATATTGCAAACGCCTAGAAGATTGCATTAGTGAATTGTTACCACCACTAGAAAAAGTGCGTTTTGATACAAACGAAATTGCAAGAGCAGATCAACTTACTAGGGTGCGTGCGCAGCAAACTATGATTATGTCTGGAACTTTGACACCTAATGAAGCACGCCAGATTGAAGGGCGTGAACCATATGAAGGTGGTGATCAGTTCATTCTTGGTATTGCTGGCGCACCTGTGGCTGGTGTTGAAGGTGGCGATCTACCAACATTAGGTACAGATAATCAGGTGGCTTTATAATGCCCTACTACATTAGCGATACCCAATCAGATTGTTCAGGCTGGGCAACCATCAAAGCAGACACACCAGAATCAACACCTGAAACAATTGGTTGCCATCAAATAAAAGAAGATGCCATTGATCAGATGATTGCTGTTTCATTGTCTGAAGATGTTGAACCTATGGGTGATTGGGCAACCAGAAATATCTACATGACTTATGCACCAATGATAGATGATGAAGATGAAGATGAAGATGATGAAGAAAGGATTTTGCCTGATAACTACAGACCAGCGTTGGCTGATGATGTGCCTGAAGGTAGAGCCTGTGGTAACTGTCTTTTTTATGAAGAATCAAATCAGAATGATGATGGCACAAAAGCGTATTGCACAAAATGGAAAGACTATGTAGATGGTGCTTACTACTGCAACGCATGGCAGCCATATGAAGAAGAACGCCAAATCAATTTAGAGCCACCACAGTTTATGCGTGACAATGCAGAACAAGGTTTGAAGTATCACGCTGAAGGTTTATCGGGTGATGGGCTAGAACCACAGACAGTTGAAGATGCACGCAAAATGGCTGATGGTCAAATTACCCCTGATAAATGGCGCAAAATTGCTGCGTGGATAGCACGACATATGGTGGACTTAGAAGCAGCAGATGGTGAAATCACAGCAGGTGTTGTGGCACATCTTCTATGGGGTAGTGGATCTACTAAGAAAGAAGCACAAAGAACTATGGATTACGCACAAAACATTATTGATAAACTTGATGCTGAACTTGAACAAGAACGCAGTGAATCACCAGTGGTTGAACACAGGTGGGTGGCTGTTGATAAAGGCACACGCAGTATTGCTTTTACTAATCTTGAATTGCGTGCAATGGCTGATGGTGAAGATGACTGGACAGTGCGTGGCTATGCAGCCGTGTTTGATTCCCCATCAGAGCCACTGCCATTCACTGAATATGTAAAGCGTGGCGCATTCAAGAAAACCATAAAAGATCGTTCTGATGTGCGTTTGCTTATAGATCACACTGGTGTGCCATTGGCACGCACCAAATCAGGCACGCTTACCTTGACAGAAGATGACAAGGGTTTATTTATGGAAGCACGCCTAGACCCAGCAAACCCTGATGCAGTAAAGATACGCAGCGCATTGAAGCGTGGCGATCTATCGCAAATGTCTTTTGCTTTTGAAACCATCAAAGATTCATGGAACGCTGAACGCACAGTGCGTGAACTGAAAGAAGTACGCCTACATGATGTCAGCATTGTGACCTATCCTGCATATGAAGAAACCAGTGCAGAAATGCGCAATAAGCAAATAACTGATACACCAGTTGCTATTGTGCAATCAGTTTCGCTACGCAAAGCGCAAGTTTTGCTGGCAAAAACAAGAGCCGTAAAGTAGCCACACGCTGTCTTTGACACTCACTAAAAATGAAAACCCCTATCAAAAGGATTCAAAATGTCATATTCAGATAAGTTGATTGAAAAGCGTGATGCACATCTTGCCAGCGCACAGACAATCGTTGAAGCAGCAGAAGCAGAAGTGCGTGAACTGACCCCAGATGAAGATGCTGAAATTGCAGTTGCACTGCGTTCAGCAGCAGAACTTGATGATCAAATCTCACAGCACAAAGATCTTGAAGCACGCAACGCAAAAGCAGCAGAGATGCGCACGCAGGCTGGGCTGAATGCACCAGCAGTTGTGCGTTCAGAAGCACGCACATACAGCCGTGACAATCGCAGTGTTGATTTCTTGGCTGATGCATTTGCTGCACAGTTCAACAATGATTATTCAGCAAAAGAGCGCATTCAGCGTCATATGCAAGAAGAGCGTGTAGAACGCCGTGATGTAACTTCAGCAAACTTTGCTGGCTTGGTAGTTCCAAACTTCCTTACAGATCTTGCAGCACCACTGGCTAGGGCTGGTCGCCCATTGGCAGATGCAGCACGCAAGCACGCACTACCTACTTCTGGTCTTACCATCAGCATTTCAAAGGTAACTACTGGTTCAAGCACAGCAGTGCAAACAGAAGGTGCATCAGTATCTGAAACCAACATGGACGACACAAAACTTGATATTGATATCAAGACCATTGCAGGTCAGCAAGTAGTTTCACGCCAAGCCCTAGAGCGTGGCACAGGTGTTTCTGATCTTGTAATGAATGATCTTCTGTTTGGCTGGAACACAACGCTAGATGCACAAGTAGTTGCTGAACTTCTTTCATCAGCAGGACAATCAGTTACTTATACTGACGCTTCACCCACAGTTGGCGAACTATACCCAAAAATGCTTGACGCAGTGCAGAAAGTTCAAACCACCTACTTTGGTCAGCCCAACGCAATTGTGATGCACCCACGCCGTTTGGCGTTCATCATGGCAGCATTGGACACCACCAATCGCCCATTGGTAGTACCAGTGCCACGCAGCATGAATGGTGTTGGCGCAGGTTCTGGTGCAGCGTATGGCAACAGTGGATATGAAATGTTTGGCTTGCCAATCATCACTGATGCCAATGTAAGCACTGCACAGGGTTCAGGAACTAACGAAGATACAATTTTCATTGGTTCACTCAATGAACTTCATCTTTGGGAAGATGGCAATGGTGCGCCAATGTACCTACGCTTTGATCAACCAAAGGCTGCTGAACTTGATGTTCTATGTGTTGTATATGGATACGCTGCTTACACAGCAAACCGTTACCCTAACGCATGGGCAAAAATCGGTGGCACAGGCTTGGTAACACCTACCTTCTAATCCCCACACCAGTTGATGCTGGTGGGTTTCGCTAGACACGGTAGCCCACCAGCACAACATTGGAAGATTGAAAACATGAATCAAACACTTATTGAATCATTGCTGGTAGAGCGTGCAGGGTATGTCAATCGCAAGTTGGCTGACCGTGTGAAACAAGTTGATGCTTCTTTGCGTGAACTTGGCTATGAACACAAGTACCTGACAACCATTGAAACTGCAACTGCTGAACCTGTTGTTGAAGTGGCTGCAAAGCCTGCAACTAGGAAGCGTGCAAGCAACTAAAAATGGCTATCACCAATGGGTATGCAACACTGGCTGAGGTAAAATCAGCGTTGCGCCTAACAGACAACACAGATGATGCGCTGATAGAACAGGCTATTGAAGGTGCTTCTAGGCGCATTGATGGCTACTGCAACAGATGGTTCTATAAGACCAACGCAACAGCAGTGAAGTTGTACCCTGCCACGCTGTATCAGGTTGGCACAGATGATATTGCTGATTCTGCAATCACACTGAAAATTGATGGTGCTGCTGATGGTACTTTCAATACAACATGGACACAGAACCAGCAGTACCAGATTGAACCTTTGAACGCAGTGATAACTGGAAAGCCATACAGACGCATTGTGGCTATCAATGGCTATCAGTTCCCAATTGCTATTGATAAGCCACTAGTGCAGGTTACAGCGCAGTGGGGCTGGGCTTCAGTACCTAGTGACATCAAGCAGGCTTGCATTCTTTTATCTATCAGGGGCTTTGCCAGATTGAACGCAGCGTTGGGTGTTGTGGGCTTTGCTGATATGGCTGTGCAGGTGCGTGCTGTAGATCCTGATGTGCGTGATCTTTTGCATACATACAAACTTGAAGTTGTTGCCTGATGGCTTCTGTTGCTGCTGTTGCTTCTGGGCTACAGGCACGCTTGGCTACTGTGTCTGGATTGCGCACAACCAATTACCAGCCTGAACAGTTGAATCCACCATTTGCATACCCAGCATTGAACAGCATTACTTATAACAGAACTATGGGTGGTGGCAGTTCTGTATCAACAATGGATTTCACCTGCCATGTTGTAGTAGGTCGCTGGGTTGATCGTGTTGCACACACAAACCTTGATGCTTACCTATCGCCTAATGGGGCATCATCAATCAAACTTGCGCTTGAAGGTGACAAAACATTAGGTGGTGCTTGCAGTGATTTAGTTGTAAATAGTTCTGCAAACATCAGCGCACTAGAACAAGATGATGCAGAATACTTGCAGATCAGTTTTCAAGTAACTGTGTTCACACAGTAGGAAGAAAGAAACATGACAACATATAAAATTGTTAGTGATAATTGCACACTTGGCAAAGTGGGTGCAACAGTCACTGAATCAGAACTAGAAGGTCTAAACTTACAAGCGTTGCTTGATGGTGGACACCTAGAAGCAGTTGGTGTAAAAGCCAAATCACAAACACAATTGGAAGGTGAATAGTCATGGCTGTTCTTGCTCTTACTGATGCCAGCATCACAATCAATAGCGTTTCATTAGGGAATAGAGCCAATAGCGTTTCTATCAATTATGAAATTGATTCTTTGGAATCAACAGCGTTTGGTTCTTCTGGGCATTCATTTGTTGGTGGTTTGCAAAACCTGTCAGTTGAAATTGCATTGATGCAAGACTTTGCAGCATCAAATGTTGAAGCAACTGTTTATGGTCTTGTAGGCACAACAACAACACTTGTTATCAAACCAACTTCATCTGCTGTTGGTGCAACAAATCCTTCTTACACAATCACTGGTGCATACTTAGCAGCACACACACCTGTTGCTGGTGCTGTTGGTGAATTAGCAATGACCACCCTTAGTTTTACTGGTGGATCTATTGCGAAGGCTGTTGCATAGTCATGGCTGTTCTTGCACTAACAGATGCAGTGATCACTATCAATGCTATTCAAGTTCAAACAAAAGCAAATAGTGTTTCATTGAATTATGAAGTTGATTCAATTGAAGTAACAGCGTTTGGTGATACAGGACATAAGTTCGCTGGTGGGTTGCAAAATGTGTCAATTGAAATTGCGTTGATGCAAGATTTTGCTACAACGATTCCATCAGGATCACCATCAACAAGTGTTGAAGCGTTGATCTATCCATTGGTGGGTACAACTACCACTGTGACGATAAAGCCAACAAACAATACTGTTTCTGCTACTTGCCCACTTTATACAGTAAGTGGCACATTCTTATCAGCGCACACACCAGTAGCAGGTGCTGTTGGTGAATTAGCAATGACCACACTAAGTTTCACTGGTGGATCAGTAGTAAAAACTACTAGCCCATAAATAAAAGAAAGACAGCATCAAATGAAAATGGCAATGACCGTAAAAACAAATGACGGTACAGAAAAAATTGTTGAAGCACAGTTTGCAGATTTCGTTGCGTTTGAACGCACATGGAATCGCAGCGTGTCAAACTTTGCAACAGAACTACGATTGACTGATATTGCATGGTTGGCATGGAAATCAGAAACACGCAACAAGAACACCACATTGGCTTTTGATCCTGAATGGTTGAACACTGTTGATACCATTGAAGTTGTTGATAACGCTGATGAAGGTTCATCAATCCCTTTGGACATGGAAGCGCAATAGCACGATTGGCAATGATCTGTGTTGAAACAGGTATTGCGCCTAGTGTGCTTCTTGAACAAGAACCCACATATATAAATGCTATGCATGATTATCTTTTGTGGCGTAGCAAGCAACACCAACACAAGTAAAGTATTGACATGGCGCAGGTGCAAGTTTCACAAACAATGGTTCATGGTGTTGCGCCAGTATTGCAAGCATTGAAGCAGTTAGAACCTGAACTGTATAAAGCCATTAGTGCTGACCTGAAAAACAAGGCTGAACCTATGCGTGCGTATGTGGCTGCTGGTTTCCCAGATAAGCCATACCCAAGTTCAACTGGTGTAATCAACTGGACTAGGTATGGGCGTACTACTAGGGGCAGAAAGTCAGCAGGGGCTTCTGGGTCATCTTTTCCTAAGTATGAAGGTAAGAAGGCACGCAAGGGTGTAACAGTTGTTGTGGGTGGGCGTAAGGTTAGGCGCACCAATTCATACCCCATTCTGCGCATCAAACAATCTGATGCTGCTGGGTCTGTTTATGATCTTGCCAAGAATGAAAAGAAGAACAGCCAGTTTGTAAAGAATCTTGCTAAGGCTGGTGATCCTTCAAGAGTTATGTGGCGCAGAACTAAAGCAGGTTTTCCTATGGTGGAAAAAGAAATTACACAAGTGATTGATGCTATTGGTAAAAGGTTCACTGCTGAAATTGCTTCTGAAACTGACCGTAGAAATGCACAATCAGTGCGTGCTTCTTCACAGGTGCGTACAGCGTTGGGCAGATTTGGAAAGGCTTTCTAATGGCAATTGTTGTACCAATCATAAGTTCTTTTGATAATCGTGGTATTCAGAAGGCTATTGCTGATTTCAAAAATCTAAATGGTGCAGGGCAGCGCAGTGCTTTTGCATTGATGAACACCAACAAAGCAGTGAACACAGCAGCAAAGAACTTCGCAAAGTTGGGTGCTGTTGGTGCTGGTCTTGCTGGCGTTATTGGTGGTTCACTGGTAAAGGCTGCATATGAATCACAAAGGGTGATGAAACAAACTGATGCCATCATCAAAGCCACTGGTGGTGCTGCTGGTCTAACTGGTGATCAGGTTGCTAAGTTGTCGCAAAAGTTATCTTTGCAAACAGGTGTTGATGATGAACTAATCCAAACAAGCATGAACCTGTTGCTTACATTCAAAGCAGTTCGCAATGAAGTTGGCGCAGGTAATGATATTTTCAATCGTGCTTCACAGGCTGCATTGGATTTGGGCAATGTTTTTGGTTCTACTGATGCTGCTGCTGTTCAATTGGGTAAGGCTTTGTCTAACCCTTTGAAGGGTGTAACTGCATTGCGCAAATCAGGTGTTGATTTTACTGAATCACAAATCAAACAAATCAAGACATTTGTTGAATCTGGCAAAGTTCTTGAAGCGCAGAAATTGATTCTGGCTGAAGTTGAAGCACAGGTTGGTGGAACTGCTAAGGCTACTGCTACAGGCTTTGACCGTATGAAAGTTGCTATTGGCAATGTTCAAGAGAATCTAGGCAACCTGTTGATACCTGCTGTAGAAAGATTTGCTGATGGCATCATCAATAAGGTGCTACCTGTCTTAGAT